AGAACATTTTTCGGAGTAGGGTCAATAGTTGTAAGGGGGGTATTATGAAACATACATATTCATCATTATAAAATTTGCGCCAAAAAATTCGATTGCAGTTAATTTTCGCGGTTTTTGGCGGTCTCGCGCGGATCAGCGCACAAGGTTCAAAGGTGAAGATCGGTTAAATATGGGTTCATTCAAACGCGCTTTATAGGCCGTTTAAAAGGCTATTGGGTTAAACTTGCATAGTTGAAATGAGCCAAAGTTGGACATCAACTTGGACATCTGGTTGGACATCAGGATTAGCGTTCGAATTTTTGGGCTTCGCGGCCCGACTTGAGGAGGCTTATAATACGCTCTTGTTGTCTGGAATCCTCTTCCATCATTCCAAACAGTTCGGCATTCCTGACTGACTTTTTGCCATACCGGATTACGAGCCACATGAAGGCAGAAATTACCGCTGCTAGTAGAATTATCAATCCAATAACAACGAGTTTGAGTGTGAAGTTTTCCATATTATAAAAGCGGTGCTAAGGTTTATGAGAGCATTGACCCAAAGGTGAATGTTTGAGACAAATAGCATTGAGTCTTTGTCGAGCAATTCAACCGTGAGAAAATAAATCGAGCTTGTGACAAAGTAGAACAGAAGAATGCCACTCACGTAGAAGATGACCTTCTCAACGTTGCTGCCAAAAGCTACTTCGAAAAAAAAAGCGATAAACCCGGCAACAATCAATAAACCTTCAAAAGTTGCCGTGACTGATCCGAATGAATACGGATTGATAAACATTTCAAACACCGCCACGATGATGATAACATACCTCAACAACTTAGCAAACCGCACCGACATCTTATTGATCAGGATATTCGAAAGGAAAGTTAGAATGAACCAAGCCTCTGCAATAGTGAAGCATTGGAGGACGATCAGGTTATTATGAAATAGAATTCTGAAAAGCGTGGAGAGCAACTCGAATAAAACGGAGACACAGAAAAGATAAACTAAAGGATGGACAGATCGATTGATTGACTTATAAAAATAAAGGCCCACACCTGCGGGCAGCGCAACGGTGTAGGCCAATATCATTACTAAAGTCATGCTCATATATTAGAACAGTACGGAGGACAGGCTTGCCCTCGTTCTGAGTCATCAGCAGTTAGAGCGGTGCCAGTGCTGTCTACCGCCACCAAAATATTGACATGATTACCGTCATCATCGAGACCGTTCATAATCATGATACCGGCTGCGCCTGGCAGAGCGAGTAATCTTTCGTAATTCTCGCGACCGAAATAATAACCTTGAAGTCTATCGGCATGCTTCTCTTTGTATTTGCCGATCATCTTCTTTGTTTCAGCGCGAGAGATTTTCTCGCCAGCGTTTGGATTGAATGGTTTATCCATAAGTTTAAAAAATTGGTTTAAAGTGAGTTCTCAAGATAGAGAATAAAAATATCAACCTCGTTCAGCTCCAATTTTTCTTTGTAGTAAGCTTCGTTGCTAATTGTGTCCTTGCGAAGTTCCAGTATCTCTCTATTATGCTCAGCGTTGCGCTTCATAAAAGCGAGAAGACGCTCTTGGTGAATACCAACTTTAAGAAGCTTCTCCTTGATGGTGGATTCTTCAGACAGATGTATTGTGACTTGCGGGAGTTTCTTTAGTTCCTTGATTACTTCAGTTACCTTTTTCTTTGCCAACATGCGACCGTTTTTTTAATTCATCTATTTGCCTCTCCAGCTCAGCGATATACTTTGTACTGATCCTTGAACTATCGGAATGTTGTTCAACGACTTTTCTAAGAGCTTCGTTCTGCTTTAGCAATTCAGCAACTAAGCCGCGAGCATCATCCTCGTGTATAGTAGTAACTCCTAGATTATTTTCTTTATAAGGCTTTGGCTCCTCCTCAAAGTTGAACAATTCATCAAGTGATACGCCAAGAATCTTGGCAATATGCGGAAGTAACAATACAGATGGACTGCTTGTATTGTTCTCATAGTTAGAAATAGTAGTTCTTTTGAACTGATTCCCTGTTAATTCATTGAGTTTCTGGGCAAAATCGTCCTGAGTAAGCTTCTTCAGCTTGCGCAGTTTCTCCATTTTTTCGCCAAGATTCATAACTATTTTGTTCAAGATACTTGACAAAGTCAAGATTCTTGACTTATACTTGTACCAGATTTGAGGTACAAATATGAAAAGTTCTGATTCAAAACAAAACGATTTGACCGTAGCAGACCACCAATTAATAGCTGAAGGGCTTGGTCTAAGCCCGGAAACAATTAGAAAGGTTATCGCGAAGGTTCGGAAAGACAGACATAATGTTTTCAAAGCGGCTAAAGTGGTAATGAATCACAAACCCAAGTCCCGCGCCAAGCTTCTCAACAAAATCAAGGCTCTACGCATAACCAAGGCCGCAGCATGATCTACGAATCAACGCTTAACCTGCTCAAGGTTACAATCAAGGACATCAGTGCGCACCTAAATGCTGATGAAGCCAAAGCACTGTTTTCTGTTGCCACAAAAGGAGCGCAACGCTTCCGGGAGAAAGGACAAGGAGCTTGGAAGCATTGGGAATACTCAGGCATGGAGGCGAAAGTGATATTTGATTATGATGCCATACCAGCTCCAACCATTGCCAAGTATAGAATACCATCGCGCCAAGAGTTCATTAGTCGCGATACTGAGCAGAAGAAAGTTGAGATCAACTGGAAACAAAAAGAGGTTGAGGCCACGCGCACAGAATTGTTAACTGCCATAGCGAGCGATCCTGATATCAGCGCGTGGTATCTCGACCGACTTAAAGGCGTGAAGTTCGCCAGCCAACAGATGTGGAAGAAAGTAGTGACTGACTACCCTCGATTGTTTGCTTACCTGAAGAAGACCAACGAGCTGCTCGACCTCACTGGCAAATGGAGCCGCAACCAACAGAACATCATCACTGCAAAAGCTTATGGCTTCGATGATGTGCCAAGCTTCCTTGATTTCATTCTCGAAACTATCAATAAAGAGAACCTTCACAATTTCAATATCAGTAACTCACGCAAGTTCATTGATAAGCTAAAGCCATTCACTGCATGGCTGGAGAGTGCTGCCAAGAATGACAACTATCAAGAGGAACAGACCTTGAAAGAGGCAGCACTCGAAAGCCTGATCTCTAAAAAATTCGGAGTAACCAACAACAGCAAACGCACCGATTGGCACATCAACCAGCTCGTGAAGCTTGCGCGATTTGGCAACCAACCCAAGAGCGTTTCGCTCTGGAATAACCTCAACGCTGAAGCGAAGAAACGCAGCAAAGAGGAGATCAGCTACGAAACGCTACGACTCTGGCTTAATGACAAAGGCATCTACAACAGATTGCGCATTGCTTATGACGGCCACATGAAGTGGATGAACAACCGCATGTTTGTGATCACCACGGAAGGCGCGAGCGCACCAGATGTGCTTTGGTATAGCGATGGTGAAACGGTTGAATTGTATTGGTACGATGGCAAGCAGTTGAGACGCGAGAACTATTGTATCGTGATGGACGACTTCAGCCGCAAGATCATTGGTTGGAGCAGAGGCACTGAGAGCCATGACACCACTTACAAAGCTGTTAAGAATGCAATTGAGCATCGCGGCACAGTGGCTTGGCAATTCAAGACAGACAAAGGGCCGGGCTACAAAGGCACCATCATTGAAGACTTCTTTGACACTGTGTTCGCTGGCGGCTACGGACACACACCAGCCACAACAGGACTAGCGCGAGCCAAAGCCATTGAGCCGATGTTTGCCCGATTCAGGGAACAGATACTTGCACACTATGTCAATCACTCATTCGGAAACATCACCAGCAAAGGCAATCAGGCAAACCCCGACTTCATCAAAGAACACCTCCACGAATTTCCTACCTCACCTATACAACTAGATAACCAATTCACTCACGCAGTGAACGAGTGGAACAGCAAACCACACATTGAAGGCAAGAACGCTGGCAAGACTCCCGATGAACTTTACGAATACGAATACGATGACCGCAAGCATGTGAGCGAGCTGTGGATGACGGAGAAATTCTGGCTGTTCACCAAGAAGCCTAGCACTTACGGAGCACATGGTTTGAAAGTGGAGTGGCACAAAGAGGAGCATTACTATCTCGCGCCAATTGAAGTGCGTACCGATTCAAGCGATGATGATTTAAGAACGGTGGCTCAATTCCTGAATGAGAATGCTGGCCGCAAGTTCGATGTGAAGTTTGACCCGGACGATTTGAGCCGCGTGGCCCTCTACTTCAATGGCGCATTCATGTGCTATGCCTTCAACAAAGCGAAAACAAAACGCGCTTTCTACGACACCACAGAGGAAGACGGCAAGATGCTGCAACAGCTCTGGAAGATTCAGGAAATGCAAGAGGAGGACATTAAAGACTTCTACCGCAAGAACGATCACTATGCAGATGCAGAAGGCTTGGCGAAAGCACCGATGATGCTGAGCAACAAGAAGCAAAGACAGAATGCGGAGACAGACCTGAAGACGCGCGATCTGGTACCGAATGCAGACGAGCGCGCGAGCATTGCGAATCAAAAGTTTTCTGGACTTAAAAAATGGTGAATGAAAAAAGCCTTGCGGGGGCAAGGCTCTTCAGATAAATGAATTTTTAAACTACTAACACAATCACAAAACTATGAATGACGAACTAAGGAAACAAATCGCGGACGAAGCCAACAAATGGGTGGAGCCAGGCAATGACAACCGCAGCCAGCGCAAGCTTGCAAAGAAGATCGGAGTCAGTGAGGCCACTTTGAGCAACATTCGCAAAGGCAAGTGGGAAAGCATTAGTGATTCACTCTGGAATAAGCTCGCAGCATTCTTTCACCAACTCGGAGTGATCAAGCATGAAGGCGATGACGTTTGGCGTTTTTTTGAGTATGTGCCTGAAGTTGAAATGGTGCAAGACGTGCTCGCCAATGCGAAACGCTACCAACGCAGAGCCGCGATCGATGGCCCTACCGGAAAAGGCAAGACCGAAGCCATTCGTCATTGGGTGAATCGAGATCGCTCTAACGAGTGCTTTCATATTCTCTGCTCAAAGTCCATGAACCCGAAAACTTTCTGCGTGAACATCGCAGAGACTATTGGCCTTTCGCAGATCGCTACCAATCGCTACCAGCTTGAGCAAGACATAGCTGAGAAAATCCTAACGCTGGCTAACCCGATCGTGATCATTGACGAAATCGAGAACCTGAGCCGGACTTGTTTCTCAGCCATCAAAGCACTGATCGACTTGACAGACGGGCAGTGCGCTTGGGTATTATCTGGCATCGAGCTTCACAAGCTCATGCGCGATGGTTCCTCTAAGGCGTTCGATGCCTTCCGTCAATTGCAGAGACGCTTCCCTGTGCAGAGCTATGAATTTCTTCCTGAAGGAATTGAGTTCGAAACAATGAAACACATTTTGAAAGACTGCGGCATCACCAATCATCACACCGCAGAATGGTTTCAAGAGAACGTATTCGATTATGACGCTCTCAAGAACACGGTGAAAGATGCGCTACGCATCAGCCGCAAGCACAAGAAAGAGATCACGCGCGAATTCATGGCGCACTTCTTCACACCTAAACGCAGACTGAGTTATAGCAAGGACTTTAAACGCGCTGCATAATGGAGACTACAACAGGAGCAAGACTAAACACCGAACAGATCGCAGCAGACAACGCCTTTTTAGATAGCCTTGAAGTGTCTTTAAAAGAGTGGCAATCGGAGCTGAAGCTGATCGAATCGGAGCTGATCGATCAGGCTTTGATCGATGCCAAAGCTGCGCAAGGAAAGAGCAACCGCTATATCGCACTGGAGAAGCGCGACAATGATTTGCGCAACATGGTGAAGGAAGCTGAATCGAAACTCGGCAAGATTGAGCAACGCTACAACTTGGGTTCGCTTCGCGAGCTGATGAACCAAACACTAAACCACATCAGGCCATGAAAAGCAAATTCAGAGAAGATGTTTTCAAAGAGTGTCTTCACGACTTACGCAAAACATTGCTGATGCAACGCGCCAACGAAGTAGCTCTCACTAACACTTTGCTATGGCCTGAATCCATTACCCGGACACAAGAGATCATTGAAGAGTGCAAAGAGAAAGCAAAGGGCCTTCTCGAAAAAGCGCAGCATCACATCGCGCACCTTGAGCAAGACTTGATCGATGTTAAAAAAGAGATCGAGATACTTGGCGGAGGTGACTTCGCAGAGCTGGCGGCTGAACAGAACGCCATTGAAAATAACCTAGTGCTAACCAAAAAAGAATTGAGCCATGCCACTAGAATATAAAAAGTACAGCATTGCTGAACAGATTGAGTTTATCAAAGGTGGACGCGAACTGATGGCCAAAGGTGCAAGCGTGACTTACGATCACGATTGCCATGACATGTTTGTAGCCATTCACGAGATACTTCTCAATGCTAGGAACGTGGAGTATGTGCTGCAATCCGAAGTAAGACAAAAGGAATCAACAAACTAAACAACAAGTAACATGAACAATTTTTCTATTGAAATCCCTTGGTGGTCAGGAATGCTAATGGTGGCATTCATCATCGCGTTATTCTGCGCACTGGCTTATTATATGTACGAAGCCTTTCTAAAGTTCCTTATCGTCTGGAAGCACGGATATCCCAAACACGCCACACCGGAGCAGATTGAGAAGCAGGTAAAAGTCATCATGGAGAAAGCGATGACTGATAAAATGGTTGACATTCTAACTAATGCAACCATAGAAAAGGAGGTGAGCCATGGCTAAGATTTATCTCGCTTCAAGTTGGAGGAATCCACTTCAACAGGCAGTTGTTCACCTGCTGCGAATTCACGGACATGAAGTCTATGACTTTAAAAACCCATCACCAGAGAATAAAGGCTTCTCTTGGTCAGAGGTTGATCCGAATTGGAAGGAATGGGATTATGATCAATACATAAAAGCACTTGATCACCCACGTTCGATTGAGGGATTCAATCTTGATTTTGCTGGCATGGAGTGGGCTGACATCTGCATACTCCTTTTGCCATGCGGAAAAAGTGCGCATACGGAGGCTGGTTGGTTTTCGGGGAAAGGGAAGAAAGTGTACGCCATCCTTTATGATGACAGCGAAGCAGAATTGATGTACAAAATCTTCGATGGCCTTTTCGCGACTCCCACCGACCTGGTGATTTTCCTAAAACAACAGGAGGTGAGCCATGTCTAAAATCAAGTTTATCGATATGTCAGATGATTGCCCGGTTGTTGGCTGCAAAAGGAAGAAATCTAAAGGTGGCTTATGTAAGCAGCACGCCAAGGAAATATCTGAAGGTGCAACTCTTCAACATTATTTGGGCGGATACATAAAAAAGAAGGAGGAACATCTTCTTGCTGCCGAGCGAATAATTGCCAAGAAGGAGGTGAGCCATGGCTAAGAAACCTAAAAAGATCACTACTCATCACTATTCTACCGTGATCGATAACGTGAAGGTAACCATCAATTGCGATGGCCCTCTGAGCGATGAAACGAAAGACGCGATAGTGAAAATGGTCAAGCTGGTGATCAGCAAACAGACGAAGAAGATCACCGTGATCGCAAAAGACAACGACAGCAAATAAACAGCAAAAATGGAACAGACAAAAAAGCAACCGAAGACCAAGAAGAGCAGATCATACTCCATCAATGACATCTACAATTGGAAGTTTGATGACGCAATGCTCCCTCAAGCATGGGCGGATCACCTTGGCGAGATACCTACCCGGGTGACTATCTACGTGGATGGAGAAGGCGGTGACGGCAAAACCGAGTACGCAATTCAAATGGCGAAAGTGTTCGGCAACCACCTTGGCAAGGTGCGCATGATCAATGTTGAGCTGAAGAAGCACAAGCAGATCATGCTCTCTTGGAAACGCAACCGCATGAAGGAGGAAGTTGTTCCCAACAAGAATCTTCAGTATGAAATCATCACCGAGTTTGAAGGAATCAAAGCGCGATTGAAAAGACCGAACAGCGGCAAGTATGTGATCATCGATTCAATCAGCTTCTTCCCTTTGAACGCCAAAGAGATTCAGGAGCTTTTTGCAATGTTTCCACACAAGTCTTTTATCCTACTGGCTTATCGCGCTGACTTCGCCAAGAACAAACCGATCCGCCACCTCTGCGACATCAAGGTAAATGTGAACGATCATATTGCGCATGTTGAGTCGAGCCGTTTTGGAGGATTCAAAGACTATGACGTATGGCCCAACAAGCCAACACGCAAAAAAGTTGTGAAGCCTCAACCAACTCTATTCGAAGGAAAGGAGGTTACAAATGGCTAAGCGCAAACCAACGCCACTTGTGCGCAAGTATAAAAGCGGGAAGATTGTTTTCAATGTGCAAGCCTATGATGTGTTGACACTTCAAAAATTGGTGGAACAATTTATTTACACCAATAGAAATCATCGACCAACACAACTAATAAAGACGATCACCTTGCATGCATGTCTTTCTGTGCTTGTCGAATTTCTTGGGTTCAACAAGTGGAGTGTTGTTTACGGGAATAACAAGACGTTCGCGGTAAAGCCTTATCAGGCTGCTGCACTTGTGATCGCTCTCGACAGATCAGACGAACCTTTTTTTATAGAACTCAAAGCAGCCTTACTCAAATCACTATGAATGCAGCAGCAGCCATACTGAAAGACATGCGCGAAGCTCAGGAGCAGGTGAGCGCATTATGCGGATTTACTTCCGAGGAAATTGGAGACATGCAATTTGCATCCGCTTTCGAATGCCTTGAAAGGGTTTTAGGAAGTGATCAATACGGCATCGATCAATTGCCAAAGACAAGTGCCTTCTGGCACTGGTGGAAAGAGCAATGGTTCAGACGCGATGAACAGTTCCTCAACAACATCAAGTTTGACATCGAGACTGGCAAGCATATCGCGCTGATTAAGAACGAAGGCTATCTCTACGTGGAGTCAGCCTCGCAGTTCCGTCAGGTTTACCGCGAGTACCATCGCATCGATGCGAACAACCCGGAGGTAAACAATAACCTGATGGAGACCAGCTTTCATTTCATGATCAAGGAGCTGGCAAAAAACAAGTAACACTTTAACCAATTTTTTTATATGACTAAAACAAAACCACTGATGTCGGAAGAGACACGCAAACGCGCTGAACAAGTCATGCGCGTATTCGCTCAGGTTACTGAGAACAAACAAAAGCTTCAGGCAACCATTGCCAATGAAATGAAAGCTTATAACGAGAACTTGAAGGAAGCAGAGAAAGAGCTTCTTGAGATTGGTGCAACGCACCGAGGTCTCTTTGATAGCGATGGCAACCTTGATCTTGGCGATGGCTATTTGCATATCGCGAATAACACCGTAATCCTGATGAAGCCGAAGTTTGACGCGAAGGAGTTTGCCAAGGAGTTTCCTCACATGATCGATATGTCAAAGGCAATGAAGACAGCAGAGATCAAAAAGGCTTGCCTCACCGAGAGTACACGCAAAGAGCTGAAGAAGTATGGCGTGGAGACCGACACTGAAGAGAGCATGCAAGTGCTGGTAAGAAAAGTTTAAAGACAATGACCCGCAAATCAATTCGCTTCTGTAGTGGCTGTCGAATTACTCCTTGCGGGGTCAGGCTGGACGCATCGCCACAAATGTTCTAATACGCTTTAGGTTAAACTGCCCCGGATGCGCGGGGCTTTTTTTAAACAGACACAATATGCACACTTGGGATTATCCAGTAAGAGTAAGACACAATCAACATTTGATTGACGCTGCAATCATCATCACTTGCCTTGAATTCGGATGTACACCAGACCAGCTCATTAGCTATTCAAATCCAAGAACACTCGCGCGGAATATTCACGATGCGCGAAAGCTCATTTTCTTTCTCATGCGAGATAACCTCGAAATGGGAGTTGAAGAAATTGGGGACGTAATGCATCGCGATCATTCAACAGTAGTGCAGCAGCTTGGCAAGATGAGTGACTTACTTCTATTCAAATCAGAGCATAGGGTTAAAGCCAAGACTTGCATCGATAAGTTTTTGAGTTTCCAATCTAAACGACAAGCAGCATGAACACCGAAAAGATCACCACAGACCAGGCAGAAGCAATAAAGCATAAGCTTGGCAAACTTAACCTCTGGAGAAAGAAGAAGGACGTTGTGAAAGACTTCTCGCTGAAGAACAGCGAACACATGTATGAGCTGACAACGCTTGAGGCCCATAAGCTAATTGAGTATCTCGACAAGCTCATACCGCAAGCTGACGGCCAGCGCAAGCGCATGCTCAGTCTTGGCTATCAACTGCATTGGGATCGCCCTCGCACCCCAGCGGAACACGCTATGGAACCCAAGCGGATCAACTACAATCACGTTAGCGACTGGCTGCTGAAGGATGCCCGGAGTAAGTTCAAAAAGCCCTTGCATCACCTCGACCCATTTGAGTTAACCGATGCGGTGCAGCAGCTTGAACAGGTACTCAATGCCACCAAAGAACAAATGAAGAAAGCGCATGCGTAAGGCAAAAAAGGCAGGTCGCCCTAAGTCGTCCAGCGGAGAAAGGAAATACAAGCGCATTCAGGAGCAGTTTAAAATCCTGATGAATGAGCGCACACCTAGCGGAGCGAAGCCAAGCAGCACAAGCGTGGTGGAGCAACTGGCGGAAAACTGGTGCCTGAGCGAAAAACGAATCCGAATTATTTTAACAATGCAACTCGCATGAACAAAGACTACAAGATAACAGCAAAGACAATCCCCGGAGCTATCTACCTGCGCTATGAGAAAGGCGAACTGAGCGCGGTACTATTTGAACTTAACGCAGCCCTCAACGATCAGGTTTATACGGCTTTCAAGCAACGTTTAATGCAAGGTGAAAACCTCAAGATGCTGAGCGAATGCTTTGAGGTGAAGGAGCTGAACAATGGCCGCAGTGTGCAAGACAAGATCGTAATGTTTTGCAGTGCCTTCAAGTTTCATCGCGGCATACCTTACAAGCCGAAGGAGGTAGAGAAAGCTAACCTGAAGAATGTTCCAGTAACCCGCGAGCTTCTTGAGACATGGTTCAAAAGCCCTCTGGCAAACTATACGCTCGACAACTATATCAAGCGTATCAACATCACCCGCGATTGGGCGCGCAACGGTCAGGGCAATCACCTGATCAAACAATTACCGGATGATTACGATCCAACCTTTGAGGCATCGCTCAGCGGGGAAAGACTTACACAGTATTGGGCGCACCTCCGCACCAATGGATACACCAAGACCGATAGAGGTTGGGTTAAAGCAGACAACTAAAACAACAAAAAAATCCTTAGCATGAAAAAGAACTCACACATTACAGTGAAAGATATGTTCTGCGGAGCTGGCGGAAATAGCCTTGGCTTTAGACGGATCAGTAAAAAAATGGGCGGAGGCATCGATGTGAAAGTAGCAATGAATCACTGGCCTCTTGCAATTGAAACACACAACACAAATTTTCCTGAAACGATTCACGACTGCGCTGATGTGAGCGAGCAGAATCCTCGGAGATATCCCTCAACCGATATCCTTGTCGCGTCACCCGAATGCACAAACCACAGTTTAGCGAAAGGTAAAAAGCGAAAGCAAAGAACAGACCTTTTCACTTCACTTGATCCAAGCGCAGAGCGAAGCAGAGCTACTATGTGGGACGTTCCAAGATTTGCGGAAGTTCATAACTACAATATCGTGATCGTTGAGAATGTAGTTGACGCACGTTATTGGATAATGTGGGACGCATGGCTGAAGGCAATGCACAGCCTCGGCTATCTCCATAAGTGTGTTTATTATAATAGCATGCATGCGCACCCAACACCACAAAGCCGCGATCGTCTGTATGTGGTTTTCTGGAAGAAAGGAAACAAAGCTCCGAATCTTGAACTCAGACCGATTGCATATTGCCCCCGCTGCGTGAGGGATACTGAAACATTCCAAAGCTGGAAGAAGCCAAGCGTGAATTGGGGAAAGTACAAGCAGCAATATGTTTACCGCTGCCCATCATGCAACGATGTTGTTGAGCCGTATTATTATGCCGCTTTCAATTGCATTGATTGGTCTATACCTGGCACTCGGATTGGCGATCGCAAAAAGCCTCTTAGCCCTAACTCGGAGAAGCGAGTGAAGTTCGGGATTCAGAAATTTTGGAATGAGCCTCAAATAATAGCCACACGCTATACTTCTGGAATAGATCATCGCGTCAAGAGTGCCTTGAATTCTCCTTTACCAACGCAACCCGCAGATGCTAGTCACGCAATTCTGAATCCCATCATTTCAGTTTCAGGCTACCCTCCAATTCTGGCGAGCAGAGAATACGATCGTCAGAATGAAAAGGTAAGAGATGCGATCAAAGATGCAATGTTCACTCAAACCACTCACCAGAACATGGCCCTCGTTATGCCATTCATCGTTGAGGGTAAAGGGCAAAGCAAAGCCAGATCAACCAATGATCGGTTAGCTTGTATTACAACAAAGTCCTATCATTCCTTAGTTAGCTCCGACTCTTTCAATTCTTTTATAGCTCAATACTACAATGGCAGCAATGTTGTGAGTGACATCAAAGATGCCGCGCGTACTTTCACCACAAAGGAAAGGTCAGCTTTGATCACGCAAGGAGAAAAGCCACGCTATGAAGATTGCTACTACCGGATGATTGTACCCCATGAAGTTCAAAAGGGAATGGCCTTCGATGATGATTACATTATTCTGGGCAATGGCAAAGAGAAAACTAAGCAGCTTGGAAACGCTGTAACTCCTCCGGTGATTGAGGATTTAGGATCACGTTGTATTGAAACTCTTATTTAAGCTATATTTGCAATGCTAAGGTTTATAAAAGATATGTCCACTCAGGGGAGGCTCGACCAAAAAGGCATAGCCGGATTGGGTCTTTCGAGCTTCCTCTGGATGTATCGAGTTAGAACCTTAGCAGATTCTAAAGCCCTTTCCGGCTTATTTTAAAAACCCCTTAGCCATGAAAAAAATCCTAATTCTTCTCCTCCTCGCTGGCTGCAACAATTTCCCTAAGTATGAAGCCACGCGCGAGCGTTATGACGCTCCGGTGAAAAGCCAGATCATTACGAAAATAGTTCTTCAGGATGTGATCACTAAAGAGAATGTGACTAAGGTGCTGAACAAAAACTTTGAGTGGGATTCTGAAACCTCAATGAAGTTTCACGACAAGCCCACACACATATTTGTTTACGTCTATGCTGATACAACAAACTACAAGTTGCATGGCGACAAGTGGCTAGGCATGATTAGCATGATCAACAATCAAAAATCTGGCATTGCTCTTTGCGAGCAACTCGCGCACTAGATAATATACACATCATCATCTTCAACAGCCGGTGGCGTATCGTCCTCCGGCTTTTGTTTTAATGTCATGTCGTCAAGCTTCTGTATATCGAAAATCTTGGTTGTGCTTTCATCGATCACATCAAATTCAAAACGCATGATCGTTACGTTGGTAGTGGTTGGGCTTTCGTCTTCATCGGTAGACTTGTGGCGGAGCGCGCTGAAGTTGGCTGTCTTGAAGCCATGGAGAATAGCTGAAGTGACGCGGATCATTTCGTAATCCAGTAGAGCCAAGTCCTTATCGGGATTGATGTCACCACTTTCGTAATAGTTCTCCAGTTCCAAATGCACTTCTAAAGTGGCGTGTCCTTTCTTGGCATTGGCAACAAGATCTTCCCATGTGATATTGAACTTGAAGAAGGCCGCAGGTTTGGCATAAGGCTGATGGAGATCGGGGTGAATGTACTGGCCCTTGAACTTATCGAAGTGAGCAATCGGGATAACTCCGTTGTCGATGAAGAGCTGAGCTTTGCTTTTTAGTTCAGCGATGCAGGGTTTATATACGTAGTCCATAGATTAGGATTTTAAAGCTTTGATAGTTTCACTTGCCATGTCGCGTTCTATTCTCCGGGCGAGGTATCGGCTTTCGCCAAGGAATTGCCTTCGAGGAAAGTTCATTCTCATTTTGTAATCCTCAACAGTTTTCTGACTGCCGATAATTCCAACTCGATGCGAGCGCATTCGCTCTCTTCGCGTCTTTAAACTGTAAGTGCCAGTGCCTTCTTTCACCGTTGAGTATCTTCCTCGCTTATGACTTTTAACAGTCACGATTTTTTTTAGACCGAAGTTGTGAGCTGCTGCATAAGGCACATCACTACTAATAACTATGCGCGTTGCGCTAAGTACTCTTTTCTGAATACTTCTTTTCAATCTGCCGCTCTTGATCAGGATGGCCCTGCCGCGATTGCGAGCTGCTCTCTTTGCATTCTCTTTTCTCTTGCGCCAAGGTTCGGTAGAATTATCAATCCAGTTTTGTTGCTGGAATCGTTGCTTTGAAAACTCGACCGCAATAACCGCAGCACGGCCCGGCATGCGCTGGTAAGCGCGCTGGAGGTTATCCATTTTCCGGTTGAATGCTCCAATCCCTCCATCGTTAAACATTAGAATGCAGCGTTAGCGTTTCTCAACAGGCGCAAGAAAATCTCGTTCATCTTCTTCTCCAGTTCATCGAGCGACATTCCATCGCCTTCGTTTGAGCCTTGCGCCTTTAAAATATTGTCACCCTTGTGCAGAGCTTCGAGATTGATTGTGATACTCTTATTTGGAGTAGCACCTTTTACTTCTGCCTCTGGCACATTGCCACCAGTTACCGCAGAGAGGTCTAAAGCTTTCTGCTTATCGTTGGTAGGATTGAGCGAGCCAGGCAGCTTACCTTGGTATTCGTCAATCACAGATTGATAGCCATGCTTGAAGGCACCGGAGAAGTCAGCTTTAGAAATAGAGTCGGCAACCTTCTCAATAGCCGCAGAGAACTTGGCGGGATTATAGAAATTGGCAAAGGCTTCGCCCAATGGCACGATGATCTTCCAAAGTTCTTTCATCATATCCCACACTCCTTGAATGCCACCGGATAGATCAAGCATAAGCTTTATTAAACCACCGAGCAATCCGTCAACCACATCGCCAAGGAAATTGAGGACAGGTAAAAGCGTTTGCCCGAATTCAATTCCCAAGAACTTGACTTTGTTCCAAGCCCTCGACCATCCCTCGGTACTAACCGCAGAATCTTTCACAGCCTGATCGAGCGCACCTTGTGAGTTGGCCACGCCTTTCACAATCTCTTCGAGCTTGGCAAAGTCCTGAGTCATTAATGATACAGCGGCAACCGCATCTTTATCAAGACCGATCTTGCTGAAGGTTTTAATGAACTGCTCATTGTTCTTCGACTTGCCGAGAATGGTAGAGAGTTCTTTCATGAGCTGAAGGAAAGGTTTTGTATTCCGGTGCGCATCGAAAATATCGAGGCCAATACTTTTGAACCCTTCTTTAGCATTGCCGATCACACGCGGATCAGTGAACGCCTTGAATGTGTTTTGCAAACCGACTGCGGTCTGCTCAGCGGAAAGACCTTTAGCGGTGAGGTAGGCAAATGCTCCTCCAATTTCTTCAAGCGCAAAGCCAGCGTTCTTGGCGTTCGGGATGATCTTCGGAAGGTAAGCCGCGATGTCTTTGAACTCTACCTTGCCTCGGTTCAGGGTTTCAAACATCACATCATACGTCTTGGTGATGTTCTCCCCGGAGCTGGCCATTACACCTGTGGCCGCATCGGCTACGGTTTTAATATCGGTGAACCCTGCTTTAGATGCCTTTAAAGTAGGCACCAAAATCTCCATCGATTTATTGACATCGCCAACCGCAGAGATAATCGTATTGAATGCCTCCGGGATTGTCTCAATGTCAGTCGTACCATTCGCACCAAGCCATAGTAATTTTTTGGAAAGCTTGTCTAACTCATCGCGATTGAGTCGCGCGGTGACGTTGACCTTCGCTAGGCCCTTCTCCCAATCGAGCGCCATCCCGACCGACTTGGTGCCGATCCCAACAAATGCTAGGGCGGCAGCAGTTGCTAGCGCATACGGATTTGAAAGCATGCCAAGCACATTGCTCAGGCCCGGCACCTGATCTTTCACGGCAGTGAATGCATTTGCAGTGCTGGTAGAAAAGTCATTGATCTTGCTTTTAAGCGTTGCCATTTCCGAATTGACAAACTGCTTCGCTTTACCAAACCCTGCATTGAGTTGGTTCTTTAGTTCTAAGATCAGTTCGAGTTTGCTTTGTACTGCCATGGGTTACTTGTCAAGGTTGTCAATCGTTTTCCGAGCGAGTTTGGCCAATGCGATTTTGTCGGCATCGCTCAGTCCGTCATTATAAGGATGCTGGTCGGTGAAGACTGTTCCGGGGTTCGTGCTCAATCCGCGAGGGCGGTCAGGAATTGAAACTGAAGAAGGGCTTGTGATTGTGCGAGTGCCTTTCGGGAACTGCACCCATTCACAACGACAATTATAATCGAGAGGAGTTGCCAAACTCAGTACAATAGGATCACCAGCTTGCGCGGTTATGCCTTCGTTCTCTGCATGCGTAGGACGTACGCGGTCATCCATTGCAGTTTGAAACGTTAGATCATAATCGCCAGCTTCTTTGATCCAAGTATTATAGTTCGATTGGAATTGTGCCGTAGCCACAGCAGTGTTGTATTCCGTTTCGAGCCATGCCTTGTTATAATCGTTGGCAATTGCCAAAGCTTTCTCTTTGAAGTCGGCCCACTCGCGCAGCTTTCCGTTTTCATCTTTAAGCAAATCATTCAACTGCAAAAGGAGCTGTTGATTTTTGAGCGCACTAAAGTTGTAAATGTTGGAGCGAAGCTGAGTGAGTAACTCTTTATCGGTAGCATCGAGGTCAGGCGCATCGAGGTTAATACCATAACCGCTCTCAACTGCTTTATAAAGTTTGTCAGAAACAAACAAATAAAGATCGTTCCATTCACCTTCGCTCAGTGTTGAAGGTTTGTTGGATGGATCATCGAAGAAAGCCTTCATGGCTTTTTCGAATAGAGAATCGACCGCAGAATTTTGCGGATCAATCTTTAGCGATCCATGTGAGCTGAGGAGCTTGGAATATTTGGCCGCATCAAAGCGAAGCTCAGCCGATGCGGCTTGCGACTGAGCTGAATTAAAATTTGCGTTATCGATTACCTTTAGGAAGGTTTCGGTGATCGTCTTATTCAACGTCTCCTTATCACTCTCGGAAGTTACTTTCAAAAGCTTGCCGATTGCTTCAGAGATTGCAGAGGCCATGTCTTTTCCATCAAGTAGATTGTTTGGAATGTTTCCGCTTGTTCCTTTCCCAAGCGGTGTGGCCCTAGCCTTGGTAACCGGAATCTGGAATTTCTCAACGAGCCAGGTCTGATCTACTTCGTAGAATGTGAGCAAGCCCTGAACAATGTTCCAGAGTGCACCAAGCGAAAGCTTTTCAGTGTCATCGAAAATCCATTCTTCCTTCTCAGGGTCGAAAGCGAATCCAAGTTGACGGAGCTGCGGCCCGATCTCCCAATTGACCAATCCTTGAAACTCGTTGCAGTCACTTTGAACAACCTTCTCATTTATCTCCTTGTGCACTTTGCTTTGTGACAGAGAGCTTCCGTTATCACTGATCATTGTCACCGCATTTATGAGCTTGCTAAGCTCACTATTGCAACGGTCAATTATCCTGTCAAATACTTCGAAAGCATCCGTAGTGTTGGGCTGCTGGAAATTGAGTGTAGTTCCTTCCGGGAAGATCGCTTTTGCTGCGCTTCCCAACTTGTCGAGCATGGTATCGATGCGCGTTATTGTCGCATCGTCCTTTTTGTTTGTAGTAACATACCTCAGCGGTATGCCAAACTTCTCGCAGAACTCCGCCCATGCCTGCATAGCATTGCGCTTGAAGATAATGTGCGGAGCGGCCTTGCAAAGCAAGCCCAAGAACTCCTCCTCTTCAAGTACTAAAATATAAGGATCATCGGTATAGACTTGCCCATAAGTGCTGTTTGCATTCAGCAAGATCATTTTACGCTCAGGCAATACATGACGGAATGGAATCAGGTAGAGCGCACTCTTTTTGAGATTACCCTGAATCAAGTCCTGAACCTCCATTGCTTTGGTGCCACTGAACTTTGCCTCAAAGCGAGTATCCATTAAATAATAGAACCAAGGAGATTGGAACAATCGGGTGCGTTCGGGAATCTCCTTACGGGTAACCTTATCAACAACTTTGAAAGGCTTGCACATCACGCTCAGCTTGCGAATAAGTTTCTGGCTACTCCAGTGCGCGTCAAGATCAAGGTCTTTAACAATATCGGCCCATGGGGTGCGCCTTGGATAGTAAACGTCTTCGGCTGTGGAGATCGCCCTGCGCCAAGAGTCTATCTCAACCCTAGTCCGGGTAACGAACTGGATCATTATTTTGTCAATGATCTTGTTGTCGCGAGCTTTGGAATTTGCTCTGCCGCCCTTTGCCGCATTATTTGGCTTATACGGGGCTTTGCCTTTATGTTGGGGTTTGCGCTGTGATGTTGCCGAACTCATGTTTTGAAAGGGTTTTTAAGCGTTTTGAAAGGGGTCATTGATTACTACCATCTAAAATTCTCAACTGGGTGGCTGTTAAACCTGATTTCTGATGAAACTGTGGGGTCGTCTTGCGCCTTTTGTGGAAGGTTGGCATCGATCTCGCCTTTGGCCACCAGCTTGAGCCAATCCTGTGCATCTTGATAGCGGTCTTCGCGCACCTTTGAGATCAGGCGCGATGAATCTTTGCTATGCAAATGGTAAAGGGTAATGTCTACCAGTTTCATTATTACAAAGGGATTGCGCCCTGTGAACAGAACCCATTTGGTGCCGCTGGCTAAAGGTGCAGGGTCATTGGCCGGAACATCTGCGCTGGCTTTGAATACCTGAGTGGTTTCGTCACCATCGGTATTGTTCGCTTTATAATATATGAGGCTGTCCTTTGGCCAAGGCTTTGAAACATCGAAGGCACTGATCAAAAAGAAAATGTTATCGATATCGTATCGCTTCTTGAGATAACTCCGCATTTCTTCGACCGCTGCGTTCTCGGCAACGTTCAATTTTTTTTCATCAGCTCCGCCAAGCAGGTCTTTGATCTCTTTGCGAATCTGGAAACTATAATCTCCGGGGTGTAAGTAGCGATCCATTTGTCTGAACTTTGATTTATATGATTGAGCCGATTGACATGATTAAAAGGCAGAGAGCTGCGCGCCCTCTGCCTTTTGGTTTTATTCTTCAGAAGGAGATATGACAAGATCATAATCCTTTCCAATCACGAACATGTCTGCTGCTGCCTGATTCACGGTATTCAGCAAAACAGAAGTGCCGCCCGATAACTGGAAGTAAATGGAGCTTTGATCATAAGGAACCTGCAATTCAATTGCTGTTTGAATCGGATTCTCTTTACTGTAGCTCGCGCTTTCCTTCTTGGAGATACACTTACATTTAACTTTTGTAGAGCCCATAAATTTGAGTTGTTCAGTTCACCTGTCCCCGTGGTTAATAACTTCGCTTTTTGACGATTGGAGAAATGCGCGGCTCGAATGAATCGACAAAAGCCTCGCGATCTAAAAGATCGAATGCACCATGATCCGCATCGGGCGAGTCATCGGGTGCGCCACTTCCTTTTTCAAAAGCAAAGAGTTGATCTTCGCTTTCAATAAAGTCGGGAGAGTCTTTTTTGTCGATGTTATAAAAGACGCGATGACGCTCATACTTTCCTGAAGTGCTTTCGATGCGATCGTATTTCGCTTCCTTTGGTCGCTTGTCTGGAACTATGTCGATCCACCATTTGCGCTGCTCACCTTCTTCATCAAACTCATTTACAAATTCATCCTGAGCAAAAAGCCCTTCGAACTTGCAAGTGATATTGAGCCTGTTGGTTCTGTTCTTCAGGTCTTCATATAGATCGTAGAGCCATATAGCAGCTTCGCGCCTTGAAGCCTGACGCACGAAGCAATCAATCAAATGATACTCGCGGCCAATCTTTCCCCAAAACTTCATTGCCTTGAAGTCTCCCGCATTCTTATAAGATAAGTCACCATAGATGGCGAGGGCTTCATAATCTTCAAGGGCAAGTATTTTTTTATAACCTAAATCACTGCGCTTGAAAACCTTACCATCTTCGATCGGGTTAAGCATCTGTTCGCCTGCCCAGGTGCGCGAAGTTGTCTCCGCTTTCTCTGCTTCAATGTCTGCAATGGTTTCGCGCTCCGGCCAGTTAGGCTCTCCCTTTTCGTTCACTCGCGGAACCCGAATGTGAATGTGTCGCGCTGGCTTTTCCTCGCGCTTAGCTGCTTCAACTTTATTCTGGAATATCTTCGCAAGGTTTGCCAAGATTGAATTTTTGTGAACCCGGCTATTATCCAGAATGAATCTGCGCTTTGCGTTAGGACCGCCTTCAAAGGCTTGCCACAGATCGTCAGTAATATATTCGACCCGCTCTCGAATTATTGTAGGGTTCTTGCTTCGCTTCTTATTGTCAATGTCTGAACAGACAATCAAGTCGGGGCGGTTTTCATCCTGACTTTCACCGCGCGGGTCTTGGCCTAAGCCAAGAGCAAGGAAGCGAACAAACGTAGTGGTTAGGAAATCTCCATCAGCCCAATCACCATGCTTGAAAAGCATTCCGTAATCGGAAATGATTCGCTGATTGAATTTGAGTTGCGCCTGTATCCGGTTGAGCAATCGTTTTGCTTTGCGCTCATTAAGCCCGACTAGCATCATGAACTTGAGATCGTTCTTTACCAGCATTAGATAGAGCGGTATGCCAACGCAAGCATGAGCCGACTTGGCAGCTCCGCGAAATGCTTCGAAGATCAAATAGATCACTCGCTCACCGATCATTGTCTTTGCCGCCTTCTTGTGATACCATGCGCACTTATACTTTGCATAGTTCTTGAAGTAGTATTCAAACCAATCGGGATAACTCTTCTCAAGCCTTTTTATCCGGGCTGTCTTTTGCTCAGGCGTTTCGGTGATATCAACGGATGTGCATTTCTCTATGCGCTTGCAATGAAGCTCATAGTTTTTAATTAGCTTCTCCCACTTCTTGTCATACTTTTCCATCGTTCTCAATCAGGTGGAGAATGAATTTTTTATGCGAAGGCAGACATCGCACAGCCTCGGCAGGGTCTTCTTTAGATAAATAATCTTCGAGCATCATCAGCGCGCTTGTGATTGTTTGCACACTCATTTGCTTGTCGATCTTTTGAATTGAAGTAGCAAACTTTACGAGTTGATCACCGTCAACATTTGATTTTTCTCCGCGCGTGATCTTCTCCATTTCAACAAGGAGGTTCTCTTTAATAGAGACAGGAGTGCTGGTATGCAATCGCTTTCTTGAATCCCAATCAGCTTCGCCTTTCCTTCCTTTCTTCCATGATGAAAGGGTCTTGAGAGGAATTCCCGTGCGCTCTTTAATATCCGTTAATGTCAGCTTTTGAGTGACATAAAGCCACGCACAGTGATCACGGAGAGCATCTTTATTCTTAGCCATAAGTGTTGCGTTGGCGCGATGCGCCACACAAAGGAGCGAAAGAAAAAGGGGCGTTTTTAGTGGTGTTTCCCATCTTATAGCCAATATGTCATATTATGACACGTTGGCGGTATATCCTGAATTTTGAGGCTTTCAAAGGGTTTTTTATTGCTTTTCCTTTGGTGCACTAAGTCGGAACTAAAACCAATTGAAGTGGCCAAAGTAAAAGTTCTCCTCCGTGTAAAGATGAAAGATGCTCAAGGCATCGATCGCGTGCGTTGCGAAATCAAGCAAGGCGCAGACACGGGATACGTTCGTATCGATGGCGGAATTGATTGGTACCAGAACAACGCCAATGGATTCCTTTCGGCCATCAACTCAATGAAGGCCGCAGGTATTGATAAGCTGATGTGCTATATCAATAGTCCGGGAGGATCGATGTTTGAAGCGAACGAGATTTACAACATCATCAAGTCTTTCAGCACCGAAGACAAACGCTACTTAGAAATCGGTGCGCTCTGTTGCAGTGCTGCAACAACTATCGCTCTTGCCTTCAGCAAGGCGAATACTACAGGCTATTCCAACCTTACCTATATGATGCATAACCCCACTACCGATATGTACGGTGCGGAGGTTAAAGATTTGGAGAGTGGTATTAACCTACTCACCAACATGAAAGAGGGCTACGTAAAAATGATGGCCACTCGCACAGGGTTAAGCAAAACCCAAATCAGCAATAAGATGGATGCCACATGGTGGCTCACTGCTGAACAGTGTTTGCAATACAGTTTGATTGGCTCGATCAAAGATGAGCAAGCACCAGTGCCACAAGATGCGGCACAAATCTTCAACAAATTTCACTTTGAGAATGTGCCGGCTGTGCTGAACAAAGTGATTTTTAAGGAGGTCGATCAGGTAGAGGAGGAAGAAGAGCCAATCGTGCAGCCAAGTAATGATGTATCAAAAATCAAAACCCAAATGAAAAATTTTGTAACCCTTTTGATGGCCAGCATGACCGCCATTAAGACTTATCTGAAAAACGAAAACGCTAGTGAAGCGGAAGTAGTGGCCGCGCTCACTCAGGCTTTTGGCGAGAAAGAAACCAAGATCACCGAGTTGACCAACTCACTCAAAGTCTCTGAAGACAAAGTGAAAGAGTTGAATACGCAAGTTGAAAACCACAACAAGCAAATGATCAAGGCTCGTCTTGATCTCGCGCAAAATGTGGAGAAGAAGATCACTGCGGAACAACGCAAAGTTTACGAAGAACAGGCTCCAACACTCGGATACGATGGTTTGGATAAAATCCTGAATGCGCTTCCTGCACGTACCAGCGTGAAGCTGCAATTGGAAGACCCCAAGAATGCAGGCAAGAAGAAGGAAGGCGAACAAGAAGAGCGCGAGGAACCTGAATATGTCGAGAAGGAGAATGGCGCACGAGTGTACAACTCCAACAAAAAGAATCAAGGTGAAGTCTATGCCCGCATGGTATTGGCGCAAGCCAAAGCGAGCAAGTAAAAACGTTCCACTCAAAATCGAAACAATTTTTTAAACTGAATATGAAACCGAATCCAAAAAAATTAAGCTTTGCCGCGCTTGCAATATTGTTTGCAGCACATGTAGGGGTGTGCCTGTTTGCAGGCTCGGTGTTTGCAGGTCTTCTGCAAATTGAAGCGTACACGCTTCTTGTTGGCGCAACCTTGTTTGTGGCCAGCCACTTTTTCAAAATCCCTGACAATGTACTCGCTGATGTAACTATCACCGATACCACTTATGCAGGTGAGTTCTACGACATCTTCCTGATGAAGATGATTCTAGGATTCGATACCATGAGAAAGGGATTGATCAAAGTTCAGTCTGGTATTAAGAAGAAAGGCAATGTCGGTACCATTGATATCGATTCTTTTATCCAGGCGAAGCAAGACCCTCCTAAGTTCGGAGGCAATGCAAGCGTGGGTGGAAGGCCATTGGTACCGGATGATGTAATGGGTTACATGGAAACCGATCCCTCGGTATTCAATGACCACTGGTTGGCAGTGCAGATGAATCCCGCTTTGTTGGATGCCGATTTGCCAGCAACTTTTGAGAGTGCTGCTGTAAACAGAATTGTTCAGTTGAATGGCAACTGGATGGATAAAATCTACTGGAGAGGTGTAAAGGATGATGCTGCTATCGCTACGGCTATTGCCAGCGGATTGACCGCAACTGATAACAACCTCATTTTCACTGATGGTATTATCAAGATTTGCAAAGACACTCTTGATGCAGCCAATGTGATTTTGACAACCAGCACAACCCCTGCGGTGGCACTCACCAAAAACAACATCATTGGCAAGTTCGATGATATTAAGGCGATGATTCTTTCCAGCCCTGATGGTGCTGCGGCTTATAACGATCCGAACTTCAAGTTTGTGGTGAGTTATCTAACTGCATCGCTCTATGGTGACGCTGTGAAGGCGCAACAATACAAGGGTGCCGATGTCACTCAAAAAGCTTCTGACTCTTACGATGGCAAGCCGATCGTTTCAGTAGGTGGAATCTATGATGACACTATCTGGGCAGGTGTTGCCACTCAAGACGAACGCTCTCAATTGTGGATGGGCTGTAACGAAGCCGATGAAGAGACACAGTTCCGCATCGCCAAGCTTCAGGCTAACTCAGAGAAAGTCTTTATCAAGATGCTCGCGAAGTTCTGTGCGCAGATCGCGATACCTGAGCAGTGCTGGCTTTACACCACTGCATAAAAAGAAATGGATACATGAGTGGGGGCTGGCGTCCGTGAGTACAAAGGCCCCCCTTGTCCAAACCCAATGAAACGCGTGGGAAAAGAAAGTTCAGCAGTTGTTCTGGCTCGAATAGATGAGAGACAGAAATCAATGACGGAAAAGCTGGAGGAAATCCACAAAGAAGTTAAGGCAACAAATGGTCGCGTGAAAGCTCTGGAGGGATGGAGAAACAAAATGAAAGGAGTTTGGATCGCGATGCTAGTAGGTGGAGGAGTAATCGGAACAGTAATCGGATGGTTAATTAAATAAAAACAACAGGCAACATGACAAAAGTTAGACAACTCGTACAATCTTCAGGAGGGCTCTTGCAAGCCTTTTTTGGAGTGTTTAAAGAACTCTTTAAATACCTCAAAGCAGTCAATCGCAAATGGAACGAAGCATGGTTAATCGTGCTTGGTTTCTTCTTATGGAAATACGCATCGCATGTGATGGCGTTGATCGATCCCACTGTTCCTCCGCTACCCGTGAACGACCTTATGAGGTTTGTTTACGCTACGATTGGAACCTGCGTGGCTCACTTTGTTGTGAGTGTCATGCTGTGGTTAAGTCATCCTTGGGTTTTCAAATATCTCTATGCAAGATTTTATGAAGACATCTATGCCGGAGAAACTCCTGATTTTAAAAGTCACCAAATCAAACACGATTTAAAATGCATCAGATTAAAATACTCCTTGCTGGTGTGGCTATTCTATTTAGCCACCTGGCTTATTCTAGTGGCGACCTACAACTAACGAGTTGCGCCAACACTGAAGAGCGCGCTAAGATCATTAGCGTTGCCAGCGGTGAGCTGAATGTGCGCGAGAACCTTGCGCCCAATGATGCACTTCGGATTCGTGAATACAAGAAGACGATCCATAGCAGCTTCAGCTACCCGGTGCCTTGGTGCGCGATTTTCGTGAGTTGGGTTTACACAGTTACAGGGCTTAAAGATGTTGTTCCGCATGGGCCGGAGTGGGTGCCGAGCTGGAGCGCGAGGCCGCAGTTCGTGATCTACAAAAGAGGCGTTGCGGTAAATCAATATCCCTGCGCTGGCGATGTAGTCACGTTCTACTTTCCAAGCTCACGGCAAGAATGTCATATCGGTATTGTGAAAGAATGGCCACCGAAAGGAGATTACTTCTATACCATCGAGGGCAATACCAATGGAGCCGGAAGCAGTGATGGTGATGGTGTGTATATCAAGATGCGGAGAAAGACGGACGCTTACCGGATCATGCGCTTCATCACAGAGGCAAAAACCATTGCAATGAATTTTAAATCAGAATTAAAAGCTGCGGCTTAATGAGAAATACCTTTTTCCATATTGCTTGTTGTCTGTTCCTGTTGATAGTTGCCTGTGGAGGTTGCAAGACCCCCACAGCAACTCTCAATTCAAACAAGGAGACTACCAAGAAAGAGAAAGACAGCGTGCGCGTGGTCGAGAAGATTCGCGAGGTGCAAGTACAGGTGCCAGGCGATACGGTAGTGATCAAGGAGCGCATTGAGTGCGACCAGAAGACAAACAAGCCAATTGCAAAAACATTCGAGGGCCACAACGGGAAAGCGTTTTCCAAAACCACCATCGATAGTGATGGCAATATCACGACTGAAGGAGGATGCAGCCCTTGGATCACCAAAGTAAATGCGCTGGAGAAAGAAGTGACCTACTGGAAATCTCTTTTTGAATCGCAGAGTCAGCAGACAAGCGAAGTCAAAATCAAAGAAGTCTATAAGACGCATTGGTATGATATCGCGGCTCGCTGGATGGCCCTGATCTTAATCGTGTACATCATTTTAAAAATCTATAACCCTTTTAAATTTTTCTGATTATGAAACCAAATGACAAGACAATCGAGCTGGCAAAGCAACTGCTGAAAGACTCAAAGGAGAAGCAAATCCATATCGTGGATGGCAGCAATCACATGTATAGCAAACTTGAGAATGCTGTTGCTCAGGGCAAGGGATTGAAAGAAATCTATTGCTTGAAAAAAGGAGAGAATTCGCCTACGCTAGTTTTTGACCCCAAGGCACCAGCTAAAGATTCAAAACCTGAAGGCGACATACTAACTCCAGATAAAACTTGGACAGTGGAGGCACTGAAGAAGTATGCTGATGATAACGCGATTGCGCTCGATGAGAAGGACACTACTCAGAAAGCGATTCTCGCCAAGATCACTGCGGCTGCTGCGGCAGCGGGTAAGTAATTGAAATCAATTTTTTAAAAGGCTTATAACCATCGTTTAAAAATGAGCTTAACCAATCCAGTACAAATCGACAGGTCGGCACCCACAGGCAATGTGCTTGCTGGCAGCACTAAGCCAAGTGCAATCATTGGCCACGGTGTTGCGGTATCCGGCAAGATCGCATTGAAAGAGGTTAAGACTGTATTCAGTCTTGCCGATGTGGAAGCCCTCGGAATCACCGAAGGTTCTTCCAACAATCTCTTTTGGTATCACATGAAGGAGTTTTACCGCAAGGCTGGCAAAGGCGTGAAGTGTAAACTTATGCTTGTTGACGACTCCGTGACTTCAGGTGCGATGACCGTCAAGATGAAGGACATGATTGACGACACCAACTCGGAATATGCCAAAGCTATTTTGGTTGACGAGCCGGGTCAGGTTTATCAATTAGGCTTCTGCCTGATTCCTTCTGCTGGTTATACGGGTACTGGTCTGAATGCAATGGATAGCGACAGCTATAATTCCATTTCAGCAGCTCAGGCTTTGTATGATTGGGCCAATGATCGCAACATTCCTTGCAACATTGTAATCGATGGTTACAACTTCACTGGCACGAGCAGCACCGCTTATGATCTACATACCATCGCTGCAATGGCTCACAAGGTTTCATTGTGCGTTGCTCAGGATTGGGACTATGCAGATGCCCTTACGGTGACTGAGCACAAGAAACATTCAGCCGTTGGAACGCTGCTTGGAAGTATTAGCTATGCAGCCATAAGCCAGAACATTGGTGAATATGAAGACCCGAATCTCAGCCTCACACAAGGTCTGAATTGGGTTACACCTGGTCTGAGCAATCATACCAAGGTTCGCGATCGCTTTGACGATCTCGATACCCTCGACACGAAGGGTTACATCTTCGCGCTCACTCTTCCCGGAGTGAACGGAACGCGCTGGAGTGGTGATTGGACAGCTACGGCTATTCAGGTCGATAGCGATAACAACATGAGCGAGTTCTCGATCAGCCTTGGAAGAACCGAGGACGAGATTCGCAGAAGGTTGCGCGCAGCTCTCATTGTCAAGATCAAGACGCGTCAGCGCATTGACCCGGCCACTGGCAAGCTCGATCCTAAAACCGTGGAGACCTTCAACGGCCTTGGCGATGTTGTCTTTGAGGACATGGTGACTGAAGGTCACATTTCCGGAGGTCGCACCATCGTTGACCCCAACAGCAATTTGTCTGTTGCTCCGCGCATCCTGAATGTGAACTACGCCTTTGTTCCAATCGGGCAGATCGATGAAATCAAAGGCAGTCTCAAAGTCAAAACTCAACTTTCTTAATCATGTCAACGATAACCCGAAATGGAAAGGCTTTCGATAGTGCCGATGTTACTATCGAACTCTTGGGCAACGAACCCAACGAAGTTTATGAGCTGAATTACAATACCGATCAGGAGCACCAGCTCAATTATTCGCTCGGTAGTAAGAAGCCCACAAGCTGGAGCATGGGAAAAGAAAGTCACCAGGCGAGCATAACGTTGAGTATGCTTGACACTGCGCAGATTGAAAGTGCAGCTCGCAAGAAGGGTCTTTCGAAGATCACTGAGATTGCTCCTTTCAATATCGTGGTGAGATTCTTCAATGAATTCAACGAGCAAGTGATCGATCGTATTACCTGCAAGTTCGCCAGCACTGGCCGCGCCATTGGAGGTGAGCAAGCATTGCGTTATCAACACAATTTGTTTGTGCTTGAGATCAAGTACAATCAGTTGATTGACGCAGGTATTTAACAGGAAATTTTAAACCCTCAATTTTTTATGAAGACAGACAACAGCAAGCAAGCCGTAGAACAGGAAGAAAAAACCATTCTCCCTGAAGGAGTCACTGAGCAAATGATTGCAGAGTGGAAGCAGAAGTACGGGAAAATCAAATTGAAAACAGTTTACCCCGAAGACAGAGAGCCATTCTCTACGGTCACCATCATTCCCAATACAGAAGTAACGAGTGAGTTTATCAAATTCTCGGACAAGGATTTTAAAAAAGCCATGTCCATTCTCGTTAAGAACTGTGTGTTGCACAGGAAAGATGACATCATGAAGGACACTGAGATTTTCTACTCTGTAGGTAAAGCAATCGCTGACGATTTACCAATTAGCAGGAACGTCTCAAAAAACTTATAGCGACACCTCCGCTCCCGGATGGCCCCGGAAGTGTCGAAATACAATTTGAAAAAGCGTGCGCACTCATAACATTCATTCTTCACATTCCTCTCCCGGAGAAACTTCCGGTTGACGAGTGGACAAAGTATTGGGCGCGCACGCAATGGTTACTTAAAAACGGTTTTATCCATGGCGCGAAATGGGAGCTTCCTGAAATCACGCCTAATGAAGTAGAAGAAGAAGACGATGGGGAAATATACGATTGATATTATTCAGCGTTTCGGTGTGGCCTTCGGCCAGTTGCAGCAACGGGTTACAAATAACCTGCTTGGCTTCAACTATTCCCTTCCCGAAAATTTTACTGAGGAAGAAACCGTTGCGGGTTCTCCCTTCTTCGATGAAGTTTCATTGCATTACAATGATGCTGCCGGAAATGCAAAAGCTTATACCATTGATTTACCGCCAATGATTGACCTCAAAATGACGAAGCGAATTAATACCACTTCGTTGAATGAGGCCATCGTTGGCGGCAAAAGTGTTGGTGGCGGTGAAGTGGTTGAAAGCATGGGCAATCAGAATTGGGATATCACCTTTCGTGGTTTGCTGGTTGATATGAAAGATCACAAGAGGCCACTCGATCAGGTTCAGAAGATCGTGAACGTGGTGAAGATCAACGATATCTTTGGCGTGACCTGCCGTTATTTCAATAAGGTAGGTATCTCTCAATTGTATATCAAAGACATTTCACTCCCTCCTCTCGAAGGATTTCAGGATACACAACCATTCATAATCGAAGCAAGAAGTTATGCACCTGCCACTCTTCAAATTAATAGCTAGCATGTATTTGTTTCTTCAATGCGAAGTGACGATTGGTAAAGTTACCATGCTCAACGTGCATCATATCGAGACGAAGAGTTCATGGAAGGAACTGACCGACACGGCCACAATCACTTTGCCACGCAATCTAAAGTATAAGGATGATCGGATCGATCAGTTGATTAAGCGTTATGATCCGGTTACTATCAAGGTTGGTTACAACGGCAATATGGTGACGGAGTTTGTTGGATACGTGCGGGAGGTAGAGCCTAACGTTCCGGTGCGTGTGCATTGTGAAGATGAAATGTTGATGCTGAAAGGCGGCACCGTTTACAATAAGATTTGGAAGAAAGCGGCCATTGCCGACATCATTAACACCATCGCTCCGGCCTACCCCAAGAAGGTGATCAGCGGCAAAATTGACTACCGGGCGCAAAACAAATCCGCAGCTCAGATTCTTCTCGACCTGCGTGAGTATGGAATCTTCACCTACTTCAAAACCATTGATGGAGTGCGAACACTCTATTGCGGTTTCGCTTACGATTTTACTTTCGATGAGCATATCTACCACATGCAAAAGAATGTGCGCAGCAATGATCTGAAGTATCGATTGAAAGTTGACCCAACCAAAGACGAGCCGGGCGTAAGAGCAAAGGCTGTTGCAAAGCTGCCAGATGGCAAAAAACAAGTGGAGTATTATCCTTCACAAGATACCAAAGGCGAAGAAGTAGAGATCGTGCTGGGCGAGCTGGCGGGAACTGAAGCTGAGCGAAAGAAAGCTTTGCAGCAATACGCGAAGGCTTTGTTCATGCAATATAATGTAGATGGCTATCGCGGATCGATTCATGGATTTGCTATTCCTGTTATCAGGCATGGCGACACGATCACTATTCAAGATGCTATTTACCCGGAGAGAGAAGGCAAGTATATGTGCGATGCAACGCAAACGATTTTTGATGTTGATGCGGTAAAACTGGAAAGGATTTCAACGCTTGGAGCGAAGGCAAGAATATGAGTGAGATTGAAAAGTACATACGTGGTCAAGTAGCCCGGCTCGTTCCGGTGATCAACTTTGAAGCGCAAGTAGTAAGCGTGGATAAGACACAAGATACGTGTGTTGTTCAACCTGCTGAGGGGCCAGAGATTCCAGACGTGAAGTTGAAGTCGGTGATCAGTGACGCTGATCAGAAAATGATTTGCTATCCACTTGTTGAAAGTTTTGTAACTGTAAGCTGTTTGCGTAATAGCTATACTGATTTTTATGTGTCCCAATACAGTGCCGTTGAGCAAGTAGTGACGAATTGTGACAATGTAATTTTTAATGGTGGAGAAAATGGCGGCTTGGTAAACTGGCCAGATGCCAAAGAGCAGCATGATTTGGTGAAGCAATTTATTGAGGCTGTTAAGAATGCTTGCAGCATTCCTGTTCCTGAGCCAGGCAGCGGAGCCAATTCAGCTTTTCAGGCTGCTTTGAATTCTGCGATAAGCAGCATTGATGTACCAAGCTTTGAAGGACTCGAAGACACTAAAGTAAAACACTGATGGCGCGAGTTGATTATTTGCTTGACGAAGACTTTGATCTACAGATCGCGAATGGTGATTGGGTGACGGGCGATAGTGACGAGCAGCACATTGAGCTTATTGCGGCAGGTCGTCCGGGCTTCATGCGACAGTTTCCAGCTTTAGGGCCTTCGCTCATAGAGCTTATAAAGGCAAAGGCAGGTAAGGAGAAATTTGAGGGTAGACTGCGCGAGCATTTGGAACTAGACAATTATACTGTTGACAGTATTGATTTGAGTAACAAGGAATGGTGGAAAAATTTTGTAGTTGAGGCAGAATGAAAACAGTAATTGTAACCGAGCAAGATAACCTTATCGATTTGGCGATTGCGCATTATGGCAACGCTGAGTCGGTGATTCGTCTTTGCATTGACAATGCTGTTGACATTGACACTGACCTCAGCTCTGGAGCTGAAGCTAGCATTGATGATTCTGTGAAGTTTCAAACCACAGGAGCTATACAGATTACCGATGCTTTCAAACCATCGACTAAATCAATCATTGCTTTAGAAAAGCAAGACATCATTGATCAGGTAATCACCAATTATGGCAATGCTGAGTCAGTAATTAAATTCTGTCTGGAGAATGGCATTGACATTAACAATGATATGACTCCGGGCGATCGCGCATTGATCGATGCGACACTGAAGTTTCAATCTACCGGAGCCATCATTTTGCCAGTGGTTGAAAAGCCTTTAAACAAGAGTTTAATCGTAGTTGAAAATCAAAACCTGATTGATCTCGCGCTTCAGGAATATGGATCGGTTGAGGGATTGGTTCAATTGCTTAACGACAATTCGATTGATATCAATATCGGAGTGAATTCAGGAAGCGAGATACTAATAGGCAACGGAAAGATTGTGAGTAAAGATTTAGTGGCATTGCTGAAGAAGCAAAACATCCAGATCGCTACAGACAGAACACAAGGCGCAAGCCCTTCAGTTCCTTTGGGAATCGGTTATATGATTATCGAGTCAACCTTTATTGTAGGATAAATGCCAGGCACACCGCGAGACATACCGTATTTAGAAAGTAAGTTTGAGACTGGAGACATCCCTACTCAACAGGATTTCTATGACTTGTTTGCGAGCTTCGTTCACTATCTCAAAATTAAAAACACCACAGGCTCAAGTACAACCGATGTAATGAGCCAGAAGGCTGTTACGGATGCATTGGCTGCTTTGAGTGCTGCTGATCTTGCTTCAGTACTTACTACAGGCAATGATGCCGGAGCGCAGCAAATCAAAAACCTTGCAGACCCTACATCTGCACAAGATGCCGACACCCAAGCCGCACGTGATGCGGCTATCGCTGCATTGGAGACTTTGATCAAGGACGGAGTAGTAAGCGCAGGAGATTCACTTTACAAACTTTACAATCTTATCCTCACAAAAGAGGACTCAGCTAATAAAGAAACTGGAAGCGCACCGACTGACAACACAACGAAATATCCGAGCAGCCATACGGTTTATACTGCATTGCTGACTAAACAAGATTCACTCGGCTATACCGCAGAGAATGTTGCCAATAAAGCAACTTCGCTTGCAAGCAATGACAATACACATTATCCTACCACGGCAGCGACAAAATCAGCGGATGATGCAGTACTCGCAAATGCACAAGCTTATACTGATTCTGCAATTGCAGGTACATTCTCTTATCGTGGCACCTATGATGGATCAAGTGGAAACTATCCGAGTACAGGAGGTCGAGGGCCTTCAGGAGTTCCAAGGCAAGGTGATGCTTATGAGATTTTGGCAGCTTGTACTATTCAAGGAACCGATTATGATCAAGGGGACATTATTGTAGGTAAAGCACTTCTGCCTGGCAATACCGGAAGTGATTGGGGAGCAAGTGAACACAACACGCAGCAAGCCACGACATCGATGCGCGGTACCGCGATGGTGGTTGATACCATTACCATTCAAAACAACGCGACAACCGATGATCAGAAGATGGTTACGGCTGCAAAGTTCTGGTCGGGTATTGCAACACTCAAGGGCCAAACAAATACATGGGCACTTGCACAAACGTTCACCACTGCGCCCGTATTGAGTAGTGTTTCAGCGTCACAATATTTGAAAGTAGATAGTGGCAAGGCTGTCACTTCAGTAGCTTCAATTCCTGATAGCGATATTTCTTACGCTAACAAAAACGCCAATCTGGTATTTGCTGGCCCTTCGTCTGGCGCGGCTGCCGCACCTGCTTTCAGGGCTTTGGTTACGAACGACCTTACGGACTCTTTGGTGACTTACGCAAAAATTCAGAATGTATCGGACGGCAGAATTTTGGGTAATGCCACTGGAGGGGCCGCTGCACCTTCCGAGATTTCGGTAGAAAATGGAATGGCTCTTTCAGCCTCAAAAATAAAATGGGGCGGAGCTTTAACGGCAGCGACTGCAATTTCTTCAACTGGCATAGTAAATCCGCTTTCATTTAGTGGCTCTTTTACAACTACTGCGAGCGGACAGTACTTTTCACAGTTTAACCCAACTGTAACGCTAAGAGCTACCGCGAGCGATGTTTATACGTCCATGCAGATGAGTAATTCAATTGCATTCGGAGCCGCAACACAAACTGTTTTAGGTCTTGATTTAAGCAATACGTATAATTTAACTGGCGGTATTTCAGCAATGCATTTACAAGCTGCGCCAGGTGGTTTAGTTGGAATGGTTGCTGGTACTTATAACAATGTTGCTCCCGTAAGTACTTCGGGAGCTGGAACGGGAGCTTTGTTTACCGTTATTGTTGCTAACTCAACCACGTTCACTTCTTTTACTGCTACCACTCCTGGAAGTGGATACAAAACAACCGACACTGTAACTTTCAATGCCTCTCAATTTGGCGGAAGTAGTGGATCTACCGCTCAATTTATAAGAACTGTAACGGGCGTTTCTCTTAATACAAATAGTTCCGTTCTTAGGCTTGGAACAACTGGCGTGCATTGGGATGATCTGCCAAGATTTATAGATTTTTATTGGCAGGGAGCTTCTCAAGGTTACATAGGATTAGGTTCAAATCCAGCCGCAACCGCCACGGGTATAGCGATATTTGACGGAACATCACAAAGCGTAGTTTTTACTAATGCTAACGGTGCGGTGTTCAGTAAGGCTATATTAGCAAATAGTACATTATTAGTAACAGGCGCAGCAACTTTTAACAATGCTGTTACTTTAAGCGGGGCGGTGAGTTTTACAAATCAACCAACGACATCACTCCCTGCTGCTTATGCTAACGTAGCTTGGATACGTTCAAACAGCGCAAATAATAAATACGCCACTTTTTCAAATAAGAGTACTGTTATAGCTGTAGGCGTAATTAACACCTACACAGTCGGAGGAACTGCAACAAATGGAACTTATACTAATGTCACCCTTACTGGAGGAACCGGATCGGGAGCGATTGCGAATAGTATTACTGTTTCAGGTGGAGTTGTTACTGCAATGACTTTAACAGGGAATAACAAAGGGATTAATTATAGCAATGGTGACGTTTTAACTGGAACGATTACGGGAGGTTCCGCAACTCTCACTGTAACGTCAATTGATTTCACGGGTAATTATTACAATTCGTTCTTAGATGAAGGTGCGATAACAGAATCGAAGTCAATAAATAATTACGTTTCGTTTAACGCTGCCCCCACTTACAATATAACCTCCACCCAGGTGGGCGCCATTTATGGGTTTCTGTTCAATCCTACTTTAACTGGCACAGGTAGTTTCAATGTTTATGGGATTGTGGTTGCACCGTCATCCGCTAAGAATGGATTCGGTGTTTCGGCTCCTACTGCTACGGTTGAGATAGCTGCTCAGACATCTTCACGCGCTGCTTTGAAATTGAATAGTGGCACTGTGCTTTCATCAACAGTTGGCGGGGCCATTGAATACAATAATCTCTTTTATATCACCAAGAATAGCGGCCTTCGGGTTGGTATTGGCGGTTCTCTGTTTGAGAATTATACCGATGCCGGAAGCGTAGGCACAGGCGAGACGGATTTGTATTCTTACACTACTCCGGCAAATTCACTCGAAGCCAACGGGGGAAGATTCAAGGCTACCTACGGTTTCAACCTTGTCAATTCAGCAAGTACAAAGCAAGTGAAAATATACTTCGCTGGCACAGCCATCTTTGACAGCGGAGCCTTAACAGTAACGGCTGCGGCAAATCTTACAATAGATATTACAATCATCAGAGTAAGCTCTACTGTTGTCCGATATATAATAAATGGCAGTGGGAAGAATACTTCAACCAGTTCATTCAGCGAAACGGGAGAACTCACCGGATTGACTTTATCAAACACAAATATTTTGAAGGCCACAGGTACGGCAGCGGGTGGAGCTGCGGCAAACAATGACATAGTTGCCAAGGCTGCTGATGGTTATTGGTTGCCTGTGTCACAAAACTAAAATACTATGATCAACAAACTTGAAGTAACAATCTCAAACGATCCTATCTCAGGATTGAAAAGAAAAATGCAGCACGTCAAATTTGAAATAGGCGAAGACCTGCAAATGATTCATTATCGCAGAATCATTTTCTATGAGAAACTTGAAGGTGATGTTTACGGAAGACCAATACTTCAGGCGATTGCGGAGAACGAAAATTTGAGCGATGAGCAAAAGAAGAAATTGACTGCGCAATATGAGCCGCAAATTTTCCACGTAACAACAAATGGCTCGATGGTAAACCAATATGGTGTTGAGGTTGCGCAAAATTCAGATAACACTTTTCCCGAAGGAGCTGTATCAGAACTTGAATGGTGGCAAGGATTGCCAATATCAATATTAGGCTCACCCTCTAAGTGCTCGGAGGTAGTTTATGGAGCTTTACAAATGAGCATGTCACAAATGGATCAACAAAACAGAGTATGAAGACAGCAACAATCAAGAAAGCAAAAACAAAAGGAGCAATCGATTACTATCAAGGAGTCGAACTCAGAAATCTACTAAGCCTCAAAGGATACAACTTGAAGGATTTGAGCGTGGAGGATTTCACTGCATTATTTGAATTGAGACAAGAACTTAATCAGAGGATCAATAAAATAACTGAGTCGGTGGAGCTACTCGCTAAGGATACCGATCATGAACCAATACCAATTAATCATCAAATGTCGGAGTATCGCCACAAGAAGATAGATGGAGACAATGTAAGTCATGAGAGGGCCACCAAGGAATTTGTTGATAGGAAACAACAATTGGAGGATGTTGAATTTACCGGACTCAAATTGAACTTCATGAAGATGGAGGCTTTCCGGTCTTTTGTTGGCAACATGGAAGATCAGTTTCAATTAGCCGATTATCTTTTAAAGAAATGATCTTTCAATTCTTCATCGATCAACGAGAGCGAAGGTTGGTATTCCTAAAATGGAAATCAGACCAGCCGCTTTATCGTTTGGTTGAGCCTGTAACTTTTATTAGAGCTGATAACTCAACTCTGATCGTGCCGATTGGCACCGTTACCGATGGCGCTAGCGTGCCTTGGATGCTGCGGTGGATATTCCCCCAGCAAGGCCGCTATACACGGGCCAGCTTAGGCCACGACTATCTATACGAAACGGATACCGGAACTCGCGAAGATGCCGATTGGGATTTCTTCGCATGGATGCTTAAAGATGATGTGCCGGGCTGGAAAGCATTTGTGTTTTATCTCGCGGTGAGAATTGGAGGCAAACGCTGGTGGACTAAAAAGTAGACTATGATTACTGTTAATGACATACTGACCCAATTCTATTTATTCAAGGCTCGCGTAAACGAGCTATATGAATTGATACAAGGCGCGAAAGATGCCGATGCAACACTCGATGATCTGAATAGCGAAAGTAAAACGGCAGAGTTCAATCTTTGGATGTATATCTATGCCGCTATGTGCGTAATCATGGATGGCGTTTGGGCTGATCGTCAACAGGAGATCAATGATAAAATCGATTCAGGAGTTCAAGGCACTGATCCTTGGCTTCAATTAGAGTTGTTCAAATTTCAATATGGCGATACTCTTTTGTGGGATGCAACAAAAGGCAGGTATTACTATGCGGTAATCGATGAAACAAAGCAAATCATCAAGCGTTGCGCAATTCAAAGTACTGGAGGTATTACTTATGTGAAAGTGGCGACCTTAAGTGGCGATACACCTATCGCATTAGACTCATTCCAGTTAGCAGCTTTTCAAGCCTTCGTGAATACTAAAATACAATGGTCAGGGGCTAAGATAGCTCCACCACTGAGCTTGTCAAGCGACAAATTGAATGCCCCAATGACTGTTTATTATAATGCACAAAGAAAGGTTGACGATATAAAGGCAATTGTGCAACAGTCGTTCAATGATTACCTCGCGTTGGCCCTCCCTTTCAATGGTCAGTATAGCATAAATAAACATGGCGATTACATTGAAAAAGCCAGCGATGACATTAAGCAAGTTGATCCCGGAATAGTGCAAGCGAAGGCTGATGGAGGTTCATACATTGATGTTAATCGAGTTTACACTCCTGTGAGTGGCTACTTTGAGAGGGATTCATCTATCGATTTTGACATCATGATTACTTACGTGCCTGTCTAATGCCTTTAGTTAATCACGATATCGACTTCGCTAAAATGATTACCCGATTGCTGGGTGATCTTCATCGTAAACCAAAGCGAATAGCATGGCTTAAAGCTGCTTTAAAAGGGCTTGAAAACATTCATGCGAAGTTCTTAAGCTTCACTAATGAGAAGTTGGAAGAGCTGAAGTATAATGGCCAGACATTTGCCATGGAGCAAATGCTACAGCACTATTTCGGTGCAGGTATTTATATCACTAACAATCTCGGCAGTTTTGATAGCGCAACCATTGGCGATGGTGACGATTGGACTCACACCATTGGTGATGGTGATGATTTTGACGGAGGTATAGGAGAAGATTTTGCCGTTACGGATTATGACTTTACTGTTCACGTGCCTTCCGGGATCACATTTGTAGAAAGTGAAATGGAAGCATTTATCAGGAAATACAAACTTTTTGGAACAACGTTCAACATCGTAATTTTTTAAACTATGAAGACTTTAAAACTGGATGACATAAGCGCAGGAGTAAGAAGACTCGGAAACGTTAAGGCACTTCATCTTTTCATGGAGCAAGCCTATACCGAAACATTTACGAGCCTGATCTACGGATTATTGAATTCATCCAATAGCGCAACGATTCTTTATGGCTGTGTGAATTCCGGCAGTGGATCGAATTATAATATTAGCGCAGGCGCGATCTGGTATCAAGGCGAAGTTTTTAATGTGCCTTCGTTTGTCGGTACTGCTCCGGGGGGTCAGGTTCCAGTCGCAAGTATTTCTCAGGTCTATACTCAATTGCGTTACACAGATAATACGCTTCGCGATACTTTGAATGTTCGGACGATCACTTGGGCATTTGGAACTAGCGGCAGTGGTGTTTGTGATTTCAGTGCATTGCAGACCATGAAGACCCAAATCAACACTTTGATTGATGTGCCTGGTCAAATAGCTGCACTTGTTAACTCAGCTCCTGCAACTCTTGACACTTTGAAAGAATTGGCTGACGCACTAGGTGATGATGCGAATTTTGCAACGACAATGACTACTCAGCTCGGCCTTAAAGCGAATAAGGCGCAAGCTGCTTGGAGTAATATTTCTTTTGGTTCATCAGGATGGTCAACTTGGGTTTCACCAACTGACGCCAAAAAGAGAATCGATGAATTTGGAAAAGCCCATTTCAGAGGGAGGATTAAAGCCAGTGCTGGAAATGAAACGGCTACAGCTGCGGGAGCCGTTCCCAGTGCTCCTACAAATTCCAGAATAGAAATAATCAAACCCTACACGGCTAATGGCGGTGGATCATATCTAGGAGAATGTATGATTGTCATTGAAGATGATGGGACATTATATATATCTAAAATTGGAGGATGGTCAAATCCTTCTGCAATTGATGCAGCAGTTAGCCTTGAAGGTATAAGTTACTGGCCGCAAGGATCGTAAAAATCACTAATAAACAATAAACCTTAGCAACAATGAAAAGACCGAATCTTCGGACTCCGATAAGCTATTACGGAGGCAAACAAGTAATGAGTCGTCACATTTTACCGCTCATTCCAGCACACAAAATCTATACTGAAGCTTTCTTTGGAGGAGGAGCAATCTTCTTCCATAAAGAGCAAAGCGAAGTCGAAATAATCAACGACCTCAATGGCGAGGTCGTGAACTTTTATAAGGTCATCACTACAGATTTTTGGAGGCTCAATGAACTGATTCAATCCACGCTTCACAGTCGCGAGCAATATGAGCAAGCAATGGTAGTTTATAATCATCCAAAGTTATTCGACCCAATCAAACGTGCTTGGGCTTTTTGGATTCTAACCAACCAAGGTTATGCAAGTAAGATTGGAAGTTGGGGTTACGACAAAGAAGGAAGCTCAATGGTGAACCGACTTGAAGGAAAGAAGATCGAGTTTAATCAGGCAATTCGAAAGCGTCTTGAACAAACACAAATCGAATGCAATGACGCTATTCGAGTGATCGAAAGCAGAGACACAAAAGAGACGTTTCATTACGTTGATCCACCTTACATAAAAAGCAATCAAGGACATTATTCAGGCTACACAGAACAGGACTTTGAAAGGCTTTTAAACACGCTTCAAAGCGCGCAAGGAAAGTTCCTGTTGAGCAACTACAATTCCGACATCTTGGCAGATTTTGTAAAGAAGAACAATTGGTTTTACTTGGAGTTTGATAAACAGCTTTCAGCGGGAAAGAAAACGAGTCGAAAGACAGAAGTTTTAGTATCGAATTACGAGATTACAAAGACTTAATTTGCACATTTGAACTTTGGAATCAGGCACTTTTGAATTTTGCAATTATATGTGAACGAACAGATGGGAGATCGAATAGAA